ATTTGACTCACCTATTGTAGGTAGTTACTACGGAGAGATTCTCAAAGATATATCATCTAAGAATCATGTACGAGATATCCCAACAGAAGCTTCTACACAGAAGTTTACAGCTTGGGATTTAGGTATATCTGACAGTACCGCCATTTGGACTTGCGAAGTCATAGGTGGAGAAGTTAGGATAATGAATTACTATGAGAATCATGGGCAATCTCTTGACCACTATGTGTCTTACTTAGATGAGAACGGCTATAGAGATTATGTCCATATCCTACCACACGATGTACAGGTAAGAGAATTACAGACAGGTAAGTCCAGGTATGAGTTCCTAACGGAAGCAGGATTAAACATAGAAGTATGTCCTAAGCATAGCGTTGAGGATGGTATAGTAGCAGTAAGGAAGATGCTACCCACTACATGGTTTAACAGGGACACCACTAAGTTTGGCCTAGAATGTCTCAGGAACTATCGTAGAGTCTTTAACGAGAAACTAAACGTATACCAAGAGAAACCATTACACGATTGGTCAAGCCATTGTGCTGATGCATTTAGATACCTAGCGATGGGTATAGATACATCAGGTAACATTAAGAGAAGCAACTGGTCTAAACCATACGAAAGTACATACGATGGTGAATCATATAAGAACCAATACCTATGATAAACATAGTTAAATGGTTCGGTAGTATTGTCATTATTATCTCAATGATACTCACTGCATCTAATATCTTTCCTTACAATCTTTACACTGCTATCCCAGGCACGCTAGCATGGATATACGTATCATGTAAATGGGATGACAAGTCACTAATAGCTATGAACTTCGTAGCACTCACAATATATTTACTGGGAATAGCAAACTATTTGCACCATTAAAGTGCATAATAAACAATAACTTAGAGAAACATACAAAATATGAACATGACAGAAGAACAGTTAAAGGCGTTACTAGACAATTACATAGATGATAGCCAAAATGCTTATCAAGATGTTGAAGGTGACGTACAGAAAGCTACAGACTATTACTTAGGCAAGCCTTATGGCAATGAAGTGTCAGGTAAGTCTAGTGTAACCACACGTGAAGTGGCAGAGGCCGTTGATGGAGCGTTGCCCCAGCTATTAAAGATATTCACTCAATCAGTAGATGTAGTAGAGTTCACACCACAGAATGATGGTGATGCTACAGTAGCTGAGAATGTCACACAATATGTCAATCATATCTTTGAGAAGGATAATGCAGGTGCAATCATTATGCACAATTGGTTCTGGGATGCACTAGTCAATAAGGTAGGCATTGTAAAAGCTTACTGGGATGTAAGAGAAGATGCTAATGAAGAAGAATACTTTGGCCTAAGCCAAGATGAGTTAGCTATGCTAATGCAAGAGCCTAGCGTTGAGATAGTAGGCCAAGAAGAGTTTCCAGGTGAGATGATACCAGTAGGTGTAGACCCTATGTCTGGTGAAGAGCTAACACAACAAGCGCCAAGCACTTATAACGTTAAGCTAAAGAAAACAGTAGATGCATCCAGGGTTAAGATAGAGAATGTAAGCACTGCTGAGTTCATGATAGATAGACATGCTGATTGTATAGACGATGCAAGGTTTGTTGCTCAACGTAAGATGCTCACAAGGTCAGACTTAGTATCAATGGGATACGATAAAGATATAGTAGCAGAGCTATCAACAGATGAAGATATAGGGATAAATGCTGATGGGTTTGAATATAATCCTATTAACGCTGATATAAACAACACTGACCCAAGCCAAGACCTAATCGCTTATTACGAATGTTATATAGACATAGGTGATGAAGAAGGCACAGCTAAGAAACACAGAATATGCTATGCATCTAAACAGATACTAAGTGATGAAGAGATAGACTACGTACCATTCTATTCATTATGTCCTTTCCCAGTGCCTCATACATTCTATGGCCAATCTATGGCTGATAGAACAATGGAGCTACAGTTCATTAAGTCTACAATCACTAGACAGATGCTAGACAACTTATACTTAACAAACAACTCAAGAGTTGGAGCAGTAGAAGGTCAGGTTAACCTGGATGATTTACTTAACTCAACTGCTGGTGGCATCATTCGTATGAAGAACCCTAATGCTATTGTACCTATGCAAGTACAATCATCAGCAGGACAATCCTTCCCTATGCTTGAGTATTTAGATGGCGTACAAGCTAAGAGAACAGGTGTGAGTGATATGAATCAAGGCCTGGATGCAAACGTCTTACAGAACGTCTCAGCAACTGCTGTAGCTACTATGACTGCACAATCACAAGGTAAGCTAGAACTCATAGCTCGTATCTTTGCTGATACAGGTATCAAACACCTAATGAAAGGTCTATTGCATCTTGTATGTAAGTATCAAGACCAGCCACGTGCTATGGCTATCAATGGTAAGCCTATGAACATAGACCCAAGAGAATGGGATAACCAATACAATGTATCTATCAATGTAGGTCTAGGTAATGGTACAGGTGATGAGAAGATTGCTATGCTACAGATGATATTAGCCAAGCAAGAGCAGATATTAATGCAGTATGGCCTGGACAATCCGTTAGTTAACCTAAAACAATACAGAGAAACATTAGCTAAGTTCATTAATGCTTCAGGTTACAAAGACGATGCACAGTTCTTAAATGAGATAGATGAACAGATGATGCAACAAGTAATGCAGGCTGATGCACAACAAGACAAGACACCACCTGAAGTAAAAGCATCACAAGAGATTGCTAAGGCAGAGATAGCTAAGGCTCAGATGAAAGCACAAACAGATGCACAAGCACAGCAATTGAAGATGCAAGAGCTACAGTTTAAAGTGCAGATGGAACAGCAAGAGCTAGAGCTACAAGCTAAACAGCAACAGATGGATGCATCTAAAGAGCTATTGAAGATACAACAAGAAAGATTAAAGCTAGAGTCTGATGTAGCATTACATAAGGCTGAGTTGGCTCTTAAAGAAGAAGCACAAACAGACAAAGTTAGTTCTGATGATATGAAGAACATGATACAAGCTGTTGATAAGATTGCTAAGATAAATGGCTAGGGGTAAGCTAACTAAAGAGCTTATTGATAATGCTGGGAATGTTGCTGATAAAGTAGCTGACTGGTTACGCAAAGAGGATGAAGCTCAGAAGTGGGCTCATGAAAAGTTCCCTGAACACTTTGGCCCAAAGAGTACACCACAAGAAAGAGCAACGTTTGCAGGAATTGATTTAGATGACCTTGAATATCATACAACTGACCTTGATGGTAAGTTAGGTATTGAAGCTGATGGATTTAAAAACTTTGATAAGCAAAAAAACTTCTCTGGTTTAGATGAAGCAATGAAAAAATCAGGTAAGTCTGATAGAGATAGGTATTTAACATTAGACGATTTAGCAGATAGTGATTTTGATGCTAACGGAAATCTAATTGGATTTGACAGTAAAGCTTTAAGGACTTATAACGCAAAAGGTAACTATACTTCTAACAAACCATTTTCAGCAGAAATGACAGCACAAGTAAGTCCGTTTGATGCTACTTATGGTATTCCATTAGTTATTAACAAATCTAAACACTTTGATTATACTAACCCAGAACATGTGAAAGACTTAATGACACCAAGACCTGATAAGTCTACATGGTCAAAGATGTATGATGAAGATTTTGCAAGTGGTGAAGTAAATCCATTAGACCTAGAAAGAATACAAAAAGGTCAGCATAATGTTATGGAAGATTTCATGACACAAATGAATATGAAGAAAAGAGGTTACACAGGCACTAATATGAAAGAGCCAAATAACCATGACTTTGACAATGCCACAACAACTGTAACATTTAAACCAGAGTTATTTAGAAGTCCATTAGCTCACTTTGATTTAAGGAAGCTAGGGTTAGGTGGAGCTGGTGCTTACATGTCTACTAATCTAATGGCTAGTCCTAACGATGTAGACTTAGCTCAGGGTATCCACGATAGGGCAAATAAGAGAAGAGAGATGCTTGGACCATCTCCTGATGAGATGATAACCAAGCTCAACCAAAAGAGGACTGAAGACCTATATGATTATTCACAAGATAATTACTTAGGTAACTACGTCCCTGGAACTAACATACCATACGTACGTGGTGGTAAAGATTCTCAAGACTATAGCTATGGTGGACAGTTAGGTATACCTGGTTCAGATAGAGCTTACCAACAACAGTGGTTTAAGAACAACTTTATATTACCTGACCCAGCTCATAGAGGATTAAGAAGCCTCGGTGAGTTCATTAATGATGTTCAGAGAAGAGAGAGAAAGAATACAGATGATGGCTCTTTTGCAGATGCTGTTAAGAAGATAACAGGTGCAGGTGACATACAAGAGGTATTAGCTACCCAAAGAAAGTATAGTGATGGTAGTGGTATTCAGATGCCAGAGTCAATGTTTAACTCTGATGCATTAACACCAAGAGTAGATGATGAAGGCAATGCAATACCTGCTGAAACTATATCAGGGTTCTGGTTTGGTGAGTCTGGTAATGGACTACAGAGTCTTGGTAGAGCTGAACCACTAACCACTCAAGAGAAGATTGACACAACACTGCTAACACTAGACTTGCCCTTTATTAGTGCAGGCGCTAAAGCTATAGCTAAGAAAGGTGTTGATGGTGGTATGTTCTTAGGTGGCAAAACTAAAGAAGGTGTTAAGCAAATAGCTGATGTTGCTCTAACGAAAGGTTCTGAGATAGCTGATGTTGTTGAAGCTAGTGGTAAGGTAGCAAACAGATTAGTTAAGGACACACTGGACTCTATAAAACCTAATGGCCCAAGACTAGCTTATGCCAATGCTGATGAATCTAAGTTTGATAAGGTAGTTAAAGACAAGACTAATCAGATTAAAGATGATGGCCCATTAAAAGCAGACATCTATCTTGACGACCAGGGTAATAACTTTGTGACTGGACAAGCACAAGTAGTTCCAGAGATTATGAAAAAGTTTGACCTGGCCATTGATGATGCAGTTAAGACAAAGGAAAGGGAATTAGGTAGAGCTTTAACAGAGCTAGAGACTCGTAAGGTATATGATGAGGTTACTGCTAAGATGTATGGTGGTAAGAATGGCATTAAACAAAGAACATTAGACTTTGGTTCTGAGAAGCAAGTGCTTAGACGTAATGGTGAAGGCAGGACTGTACTACAAGAGGTAGATGAGTTTGAGTTCAAAAACCTAAACGATATACTAAAAAGAGATAAGACTACTATTCAAGGCAATAAGGTTGGCAAGGTATTAGCAGATGACTTTAATTTAAGGAATGTTGGTGATGAACCCTGGAATAACAAAGCACCTCGTCCAGACATTGGGGAGATAGATTGGACTGATGCTGTTGAGGTAGGTAACTTAGAAAGGCAGATTGGTGAAAGGAATGTAAAGAACTTAAAAATCTCTTTAGCGCTTCCTAGAGTTAATAAAAAGATATTACAAAGTGATAACCCACAAGAGGTTGCTGATTACTTTAGAGATGTTTACACAAAGAGATTTGATGAGTCTGGAAGCATGGATGCTTATGCTAGCCACTATGCTAACGTTAAACATAACTATCAGTCTAGGGCTCAAGTCTCACAAGCATTAGTAGAGATGGCAAGGTTAGATGCACTTGATGGTGGAGGCAGACTTCGTATCACTAATAAAGAAGTAGCTGATGAGGTTGCTGACTTCCTGAAAAAAGGTGGTGTTGGTATGGTAGAGTCAACCAAAGGCCTTAAGGCTAAACTAGCAGACTCAGGACTTCCTGAAAGAAGCAAGAGAGCTGTAATAGCCTTTCTTAACAAGCAAGCTAAAGACAGAATAATGAGAAACAAGATAAGTAAGTTTCTTGATGATAACTTAGACTTAGTTCCTGGCGTATACAGTCAAGGCCAGGCTGGAAAATATGTTGCAAACGTAGATGGAGTAGAGGTTGATGGTAAGACTATAGGTGAGATTGTAAGAGCGCTAACTAATGCTAAGATAGAAACAAGAAAGATAGGTAACAAGATGGCACTGCAAGCTCTTAAAGATTCAGGTAGGCTTGATGAGTTTATAGAGCAGTATAAGATAGATGAGAAGATGGACGAGAGATTCTTTGAGATGTTCTACGATAAGAATATTAAGCACATGACTCACAAGATACTTGATAATCATCATAAAGCCAAATCATTTGGAAAGCATGCTGAAAAGCATAAACATACATTACCAAAAGACCATCCGTTATATGAGTCTGCTGAAGCTTACAGCAATGCAATGAAGCTTAACGATGAGCAGGTTATCTATGCTGTTAAAGGATTAAACCCTAACGGAAAGCTTGCAAATCTTACTGTAAACAAAAACACTACTATCCATGAAGCTCCTGGACATTTAAACCAAGAGCTAGCAAAGGCTAACTCTGGTGGCTCACCTGATATGAATGGGCGTGAGTTAAACGCCTTAGATATTTTCTTTAAGCAGTTAAAAGGAAACGCTAACGGAAAAGGCCCGTTGCATATAATCAGTCCAATAGCCAATCAAATTCCTTTCAACCTATATCAAAACCTAAGAGGAGAAGTTGGAGCTAGAAAGCTAGCAGACAATGCAAAGCCAGGTATGGTGACAGTAGAAAACTTAGCTGACCCTAAATCAGCAGTTGACTATCACACGCCTATAACAAAAGGCAAAAGAGGGTGGAAGCAAGAGAAACAACAAACAAACTATGGTGAGAAGCAGATTGAAAACAATCCATCAAGAGTTAATTATGCACTAACGACACAAATGAATCAAGTGCTTAAAGAGCTAAAAGAGATGAAGGCTTTAGGTAAAACATCTCCTGAAGATTTTGACAAGAAGTTAAAAGAGCTTAGAAAAGATGCATACGATAGAGCTATGATGGTGCATGATAATTATAACGTCAAGCCTGAGTCAAATATTACTCCTGGATATGAGTTTACAGAAACTGGCGGACTATTAAAGCCTAAAAAAATAGACCTATCAGAACATATTGGTGATGAGATGATTTCCCTTCCCTGGGATGGTACAGCAAGAGGTACTAAGATAACCAAGATTAATGACCATTACGTAGATGCAGACTCTCATGGAGGCCATCAGTTCCTGGACGATAAGGGGAACATTGCAAGAGGCTACATTGGAGCATCTAACGAAGGGGTTATAAAAAAGATACTGGATAGAATATGGTTAGCTCACAAAAGAAGCCTAAAAGGTGGAGGTACTGGTAGGGTTATAATGTCTACTGTTGACATGCAAAAAGGTGGTGAAGCCTTTGCCGAAACTCCTGCAATTACTGCTATTCAAGTTATAGATGATGGAAGTAAGCAGGCCAAGAAACAGTTTAACAAAGAGTTTAAAAACCTTTCAGCAAGCATGGTAGAGTTAACACCTAAAAACTGGGGTAAAAGGCCGTTTGAAGGACTACCTGACATACAGACACAAGAGTTTGAAGACATTATGCTGGGCAAAAAAGACTTCTTTGTAGAGGTTGATGGTAAGCAGAAAAGACTTAACCCATCTAAGATAAGAAAAGCTTTGTGGGGAAGGATGTCAAATGCAGGAACTCAGAAACTATTTAAATATAACTGGGATGACCTTCAAGATGCTCAATTAAGAGCTGACAAGATTGTTAAGGGCCATGTAGGTAACAGAATGATTATCGTTAACGACCCATCCACAATTAAAGCAGTTGAGAATCAAGACCCATTAACTAAAAATGTATACGACACAGCTCTTCAAGGAGGAGATGGTGTAGGTACATTAGACATTGGAGCTCAACCAGAAGAGATTATGTTCCCAGAAAGGTTTAGACAGGCCTATGATAGGCTTAAAAAGCTATATCCTAATAGAAGTCACGAGCAATTAAAGGATAATGCAAGAGGCATATTATCAGACTCAACCTTAAATGCAAACGTATACTCAGAAACAATAACTGGTGGTCTAGTTGATAATGTATATAAGCCTACAAAAACTAGTGTTACTGTACCTAAAAGCTTACTAGACACTGACAGCAAGTCTTTATGGGATTATCCAGACCAAAAGTATACATCAGCAAATACATCTATAAATAAAACTAAAACAGCTGAAGCATTTACAAAGCTATTGAAAAAGAACGTGTTTAAAAAGGGTAGTGTTAACCTGGATATAGGTGGTGGCAGATTTGACAATGCAAATGACCTATTAAAAGATAAAGCAGGCGCTAAAAACATAGTTTATGACCCTTTTAACAGAACTAAAGCACACAATGCTAAAGTAGCCAAACAAGTTTCTGGTGGTAAGGTGGATACAGTTACAATTAACAATACACTTAACGTAATTGAAGACACACCTAACCAAATAAGAGTATTAGAGCAAGCTAAAGATGCAGTTAAAGCAGATGGCAAGGTTTATATCAGTGTTTATCAAGGTGATAAGTCTGGTGTTGGCAGAACTACCTCTAAAGATAGCTTTCAGCAGATGAAACCTTTAGCAGATTACTTAGAAACAGTACAAAAAGTCTTCCCTGATGCAAAAATAGTTAACGGGATGATTGAAGCAACTAAATAAGGAGCAAACATGAATCACCAAGCAATAGCTAACATTCTTAACGATGATAGTTTTAAGGAAGCAATGGATGGGCTAATTAAAATGCACTTAGATATGCTAATTAACTCAGATGTAGACGATAAAACTGCACGAGAAGTATGTTATTTAAGAATTACTACTATTAACGAAATAATGGCTCATTTACAGTCTATAGCCGACCAAGAAAAAATAGACAATAAACGATGGAAAATTTAAAGGAATAAAACAATGGCACTATCTACTAAATCAGACATGGATGAAATTATGGAAAGGTTCTATATGAACCAAAACTATAAGCCTCAAGGGTTATTACAAGACCCAAGACCAATAGGAAACGGATTAGAGGCTGATGGGTCTATGATTCAATCTATTGATGGCCAGTCAGCAGGACCAATGACAAATCAAGATTTAAGGACTCTTTCTCCAATACCAGGAGCAGTAACGGGTGCTGGAGCAGGACCAATGTCCAATCAAGATTTAAGAACTTTATCTCCAATGCAGGGAGCAATTACAGGTGGTGGAGCAGGGCCAATGACTAATTTAGACCAGCAAAGGTTAATGGGAACACAGATAGGTGCACAATTAGGAGGCATGGGACAAGGCCCAATGTCTAACCAAGACGTTAATACCATATTACAAAACAATGGAAACACTTTAAATATAGAGTCTATATTAAATAAGATGCAGGGCACTGGACCTATGACAACCAAAGATTCAGATTTATTAAATCAGGTCCTGGATAAATACTACAGATACTAAAATGCCTCTAGGAGCTCATATAAGCCCCGTAGTGAGGTTTTAATAACAAACAACTAGGGTAACTAACCCTAAAACGAGCTATCGTTAAATAGCAATTTAAAAAGGAAGAAACATGGACGAGCAAATCAACCAAGAGTCTAACTCAGTTGAAACTCCAAAAGATGCAACGGAAGTTTTCACTGATATGTTAGATGCCCAGGAATCAAATGATAAACCAGAGGTAGAAAATGAAGAAGTGGCAACGGAAGCAGTTGAGGAAGCTGATGAAGAAGCATTGGAAGAAGAAGTAGACGAGGAATCGGAAGATGAACCAGAAGCTACTGAAGAAGAAGATGAAGATTCAGATGAAGACGAAGTACAGGTAGAAGAGCGCAAGACTTTCAGAGTAAAATCTGGTGGTGAAGAGAAGGATGTCACCTTAGAAGAACTTGTGAGCGGTTATCAGAAAGGCGATGACTATACCAAGAAAAGTCAAACTTTAGCAGAACAACGTAAAGTTATGGAAGCAGAAGCTAAAGCAATCCAAGAAGCACAGCATCTAAGAGAGGAATACCAAGCTCGCTTAGGCCAGGTTAGTCAGATATTACAACAAAATGATGCAGACTATTCTGACCTAGAACAACTAAAAGAAAATGACCCGATAGCTTACGCAGTAAAAGTAGCGGAAAAAACAGAAAACACTAAGAAGATGCAAGTAATACAACAAGAACAAGCTAGACTAGCTCAGGAGTCAAATCAGTACCGAGCTAATCAACAAGCACAATTTGTTGCTGAACAATCTAAAATGTTGACTGAAAAAGTAAAGGAATTTTCTGACCCAAAGAAAGCCGAACAAATCAAGAATGATATTCGTAGCTTTGGGAAGAGTGTAGGATTTAGTGACATAGAGCTTTCACAAGTTTATGACCATAGGCATGTATTAATATTACAGAAGGCTATGGAATACGATAAGCTACAGAAAGCAAACCCAGGCATCAATAAGAAGCTATCTAATGCTCCTAAAATGTCTAAGAAGGGAAATAAAGTTGCTAAAACTGATGTCTACACTAAACAGAAAAAGCGTCTAAAATCATCAGGTAAGTTAACTGATGCAGTAGATGTATTCAAAAACTTTATTTAAAAGGAAACATAAAAAATGGCAGTATATAAAACGTACGATACCATTGGTATTCGTGAAGACTTACAGGATGCGATATATGATATCTCTCCTACAACAACACCTTTCATGTCAACTATTGGCAGAACCAAAGCTAAAGCAACATACCATGAATGGCAAACAGACAGCCTAGCTGACGTAAACTTAGCTAATGCTCAACTTGAGGGAGCTGATGCAGTATCTGCAACACTAACACCTACAACTCGTGTTGGTAACTATACTCAGATTTCTGACAAAGTTATTCAAGTTTCAACTACAGACGATGCAGTTGATAAAGCTGGTCGTTCTACAGAAACAGCATATCAGCTTTCAAAAGCTTCTGCTGAACTAAAACGAGACATGGAATCAATCCTATTGTCTGACCAAGCAAAAGCTCCTGGTGGTTCATCTACAGCATCTGGCGACCCTATGACAGCTCGTAAATTAGGTGGTCTAGCATCATGGATTACAACTAACACTGTTGATACAGCAGGTGGTGCACTAACAGAAGATATGCTAAAAGAAGCAGTATTAAAAGCATATAACTCTGGTGGTGAGCCTGACGTGCTATTAGTATCTCCAGCAAACAAGCAAGTAGTTTCTACTTTCCCTGGTATTGCTGAACAGCGTTATCAAGCACCTAAGTCATCTCCAACAACAATTATCGGAACTGCTGATGTATATTTATCAGATTTCGGTGCAGTAAATGTTGTTCCAGATAGATTCTTATCTGATGACTTCTCATTCGTTCTTGACCCTTCAATGGCAAATGTAGCTTATCTACGTCCATTCAAGTCTCAAAAACTTGCTAAAATGGGTGATTCAGAAAAACACCTACTTAATGTAGAGTATACATTAGTAGTGAAAAATGAATCTGCTCATGCAATGATGAGTGACGAAACGTAATATGGCTTATGCCCCTTCGGGGGCATTACCTTTAAGGATAAATATGAAATCACACAAGGATGATGTAAAGACTACAAGTGTTGGTCTTAACGATAAAGATGAACTAACTATTAAACAAGAGCAAGATGTCTCTGCTTTAATAGAGCAAAACAAAAAAGAATATAATAATGCTGAGACTAAATGGTCAGACCAACTGTTCGGAAACAAGGTGGCTAGTATACCATTCACAGCAATAGACAGGTTAAACAAGATGGGGATTATGCAAGGATTTTCAGTATTAGACCAAAAGAGATTTTTTGCTTGGTTAAATGACCCTGAGAATTTATTTTTCAGGACTAAAAAAGGACACTTATAAGATATGCCAGCATTTACAAGTTACGCAAACTTAAAGACTAACATAGCAAGTTACTTGGCTAGGACAGACCTAACCGAGCAGATACCTATGTTTATATCGTTAGCAGAGAAAAGACTTAACAGAGATTTAAGGCTTAGACAGACTTTGCAACAGTCTACATACAGTATGACCAGTGGATTTAAAGTTCCCACACCAGCAGATTTCTTGGAAATGCAAGACATACACTTACAAGCTAGTCCAATTATCCCCTTAACATTTCAAACAGTATCACAATTCTACAGAAGAAATGGTGGTTCTAATCAACAAGGACAACCTGTTAACTACACCTTAGTTGCTGATAACTTTGTGTTAGCTCCACAACCAACTGGCGCTACAACAGTAAACATGACTTATTACAAGATACCTGCTCCAATGTCAGATACAGTTCCCTCTAACGAATACCTTGAGGTCTGCCCTGACTTATTGTTATATGCTTCACTAGCTGAATCCGCACCATTTTTAATGGATGACCCTAGATTAGCAACATGGAATGGTATGTATCAAACAGGATTGGCATCAATTACAAAATCAGACGAGCAATCAACTTTCCCAGCTCAACCACTAGCAGTACAACTCTCAACTTAAAATAGGAACTTAATAAAATGGACTTTTCAAACGACTTAGCTGACAAGCTAATAAATGCAACAGTAAGGAAATTGGCTTACACTACACCAGCACAACCTTATGTGGCCTTATATACTACAGACCCAACTAAAGACAACACAGGAACAGAGGTATCTGCACCAACATATTACAGATTACCTGTAACTATGAAAGCTCCTGACGATGGTGTTTCAGATAATGAAAACGAATTAGAATGGGCAATCGCAACAACAGTATGGGGTACAATAACTCATGTAGGTATTATGGATGCTGAAGTTAGTGGCAATCTAATGTATTTTGCAGAATTATTAGAGCCAAAAAACATTACTGTTGGCGACCAATTTCAGATAACACCAGAAAATTTAAAATTAACATTATCATAGGGTAAATCATAATGGCATTACAATTAAAAGACAGAGTAAGAACTGCCTGTACCACAGTAGGAACAGGTAATATTATTGTAGGTTCTAATAGGGCAGGATATCAAAATTGGGATGCTATTACTAATGGCAATACTGTTTATTACTGCATAGTAGAGGGTAACGAATGGGAAGTAGGTCATGGTGTTAAAACAGATGGTGAGATAACAAGAACTTTAATTGCATCTAGCACAGGAAGTCTTATAGACCTAAAAGGCACAGAAGATGTCTTTGAAACCTACCCAGCTGACAAAGCAGTTATCCTGGATGTTGATGGAAACTTAACTGTTGATGGAGATGTGTTTGCTGATAATTTATACACTAAAACAGCGACAGATACATTATTAGATAGCAAAGCTAATGTAGGTGATAGCTATACTAAAGCTGAAACTTACAGTAATGTTGAAATAGATGGAGAGCTGTTTAAGAAAGCAGACAAAACAGACACGTACACTAAAGCTGAAGTAGATGCTACACAAGATGCACAAAACACAAATATTAATAGTAATACAACAGCTATTGGAACGCTATCAGGAAAGGTGGCAACTAATACCGCTGATATTGCTACACTACAAGATGGCATATTTTTTAGTTCATCCTACACAACAGATTATCCAGCTAGCGTAAATAGAGACCCTGGCACAGGTAATATATACTTACAAAACTTATCAGCATTTACTTATTCATACGCTGATGCTAATCAAGCATTTATATCTAAAACAGACGAGCAAGGTAATGTAAGACAATTCACAGCTGTTAAACCTGATGACATTATTGTATTAAATCAAGTAGAAAGTGCTAATTATGGCCGTTATAAAGTATCATCTGTTAACGATTTAGGTGATTATGTTAATGTTATTATGGATTTTCAAGTAGGTGAAGGAACAGTATTAGAGGGTGATACATTAGCGTTACAAGCATTTCCAGCAAGTGCTGGCGGTGGTGGTGGAGAGGGTACTGTAGCTGATGGATGTATTTATCTTAACAACCAAACAATTACTTCTGATTACACAATACCAACAGGAAAGAATGGTATGTCATCTGGGCCAATTAAATTTGATGGCACAGTCACAGTCCCAACAGGAAGTGCTTACCATGTAGTAGATAGTAATGAAGATAGTATATGGACAGATGTAGATGGTGATGCAGTATTAGAAACAGATGGCAAGAAACTAACAATAGATGCTAATGTAGGTGAACTAGGTCTTAAGTCTAGGATTACTACTGATGCAAATATATTAGAGTTAAAAGCTGGTTCTGGTGGAATAGCTGATGTAACAATAGCTGATACTGGATTAACTACAGTAGCTGACTTGACAGTCAATGGTATGACTGTAGGTGTTGGTAATAACCCCTCTCAATTAAACACAGTAGTAGGTCTTGATGCTTTTCAAGCTAACACAACAGGGCAGTATAATGTTGCTCTAGGTCGTGAAGCATTAAAGAATAATACAGAAGGTTCTGGTAATATTGGTATTGGTGTTAGCACATTATTTGAAAACACTACAGGCAGTCAAAATATAGCTATTGGACAATCCTCACAAAAAGCCAATAAAGGAACACGAAACACAACTGTTGGGCATAACACTTTAAGATTTGCAACAGAAGCCAAAGAAAATACTGGAATCGGTTGGGGTTGTATGAATGGCATGACAACAGGTTCTGTTAATACTGCCGTAGGCGATAGTGCTTTAACTCAATGTGAAACAGGTGGATACAATGTTGCCGTTGGTAATGCATCTTTAACATCACTTATTTCAGGTGACCAGAATGTAGGTATTGGTAGAAGTGCAGGTAACTCAATAACAACAGGTACTAATAATATTTGTATAGGTTACCAAGCTAACCCCTCTTCACCTACTGTAAATAACGAAGTAACTATCGGTAATGATGATATAACAGCTACTAGACTTAAAGGAATAGTTAAGCTAAATACATGTAATACTAATAGCGTTACTACTAATATGTTGAACTATATCCCATCAACAGGGGCAATAGAAAGAACTAACACTTCTTTTTATTCATCAGAAGAAATGGATAAAAAATTAAAGATTATAGAAAAACTAGAAGCCAGACTAACCAAATTAGAAGCGAGGATTAAATAATGACAATTAAGATACAAGGGGACAAGATAACATTCCCTGATGATTCAGAACAAACAACGGCTTATAATGGCTCTAGTGGCGGTGGGATACCTGAAGCTCCTGTAGATGGTAAACAGTATGGCAGACAAGATGCTACTTGGACAGAGGTAACAGGTGGTGGTTCAACAACTCCTACAGAAACATATGTAGGTGCTTTAACAGAACCAAAAATACTACCAAGCACAAGTGAAATAGATTATAGAGTAGTTCCATTTACAGGTGATGGATGGGTAGATGGTAAGTTTACTGCTGATACAAAAGGAAGCTACGCATTAAATGTAGGTTTGTCTTGGTCAATAATTAACCCTATATCAGACCAAACTTTCAGAAGATGTGTTCTGTT